GTCCCTCTAAATTACTTTTTTTGGATTGTTATTTATGAACGAATACCAAAAGACCGCTGACATGGCTTTCAAGATTGTGGGTTACGCATGGGGAACTATTTTGTTCTTTGACATTATGAAAGTGCTGCCTAATTTCCTGTCAGACAGAATCATGAATGCCATCATTGCCAAATTGCCAATATGAAATACTTACTGCTTTTGTTGTTACTTACTGGTTGCGAAGAAAAATATCGCTATAAGTGTCAGAACCCTGATCAATTTCATGCACCAGAGTGCCAAAAGCCTAGATGTCTGTTTACGCAGACTTGTCCAGAATACTTGGTAGCACCCATCTTGGAGAAAAAAGTTGACGAAGTTAAACCTAACAACTGAAGAGATTGAGGTCAGGGTCTGGAGCATTGTGGTGCTTGCTGTTACTTTGATTCTTTTCTTTATCGTGGTCGCGCTTTTGTACTCAGTGACTTTTGTCACTCAGCCAATCAAGAGCATGGCGCCCATTGACCAGGCTTATACAAAGATGCTGAACGATATCGTTCTGCTGATTGTGGGTGGCATTGGTGGTGTTATTGGTAAACGGGCAATGACTTCTAAGCAACAGCCACCCATGCAGCCAACGTGCCAACCAATGGGTTATGGAGGCTCTCAGGGCGGTTTTAATCAGTCCTATGGTACGCAGACATGGACATCGCCATCAGGAGCTTTACCCGCTTGGGTGAACCCTGAGTTGGATGAGAGTTGGACGCCTGGCCCACCTCCTACCACCCCACCTGAACACTTGGAAAACGACTATGAGCGTATCCAGTTGGCAGAAGCAAGAAAAGAGGCTGAGTGATGTTTGGCATACCACTTCCTTGGTTACTTGTTGGTCTAGCAATTAGTCTGTTTGGGACTTATCGTGGTGGCTACCATTTTGGGTGGTCAGACAGGGATAAGGAAATGCAGATTGAGATAGCCAAGAAGAATGAGGAATCTAGGGCTACCGAGCACAAACTTAATGAACAGTTAAACACTACCGCAACCAAACTCATGGAGACTACAAATGTTGTCAATCAAAAACAGTCTGCTCTTGATCGTGCTATCAGCGCTGGTAGGGTGCGCATCTCCGCCCCAAGTTGTGTACAAACCCCCACAAATACCCCCGTTGCCACCACAGATACAAAAGCAACCAGTGAACCTGACAGAGCGCCTGACCCAACTCCTGATGCCGAAAGAGCAACCCTCCAAGCCATCGCAGAAATAGTCGCCCAAGGTGATAGAAATACTGCTGCTTTGAACGCTTGTATTGAGTCGTATGACCAAGTAAGGAATCTCTTAAATGATAAACGCTAATCAACTTGATAGCCTTCACATAAGTCCTGTTTGGGTGGATGCTTTGAACGCTACTTTTGAGAGATTTGACATCTCTAGCAACCTGAGAAAAGCCGCTTTTATTGGTCAATGTGGGCATGAATGCGGAAACTTTAAGGTTCTTGAGGAGAACTTAAATTATCGTGCGGAGGCTTTACAGAAACTCTGGCCTAAAAGATTTGACTCTGCCAAGGCACAGGCTTGCGCTCGTAATCCTAAGTTGATTGCCAACACTGTTTACTCTAATCGGATGGGCAACAGGGATGAGGCTTCTGGTGATGGTTATCGCTTTAGAGGCAGAGGATGTATCCAACTTACAGGATCGGCTAACTACCACCATGCGGGTAAGGCTCTAGGGGTAGATTTCATTATGGAGCCTGACCTTGTTGCTACTCCAATGTACGCTGCCCTTACTGCGGGATGGTTTTGGGATACCCATAAACTGAACCAGTACGCAGACACCCAAGACTATAAAACCCTAACCAAGAAGATAAATGGTGGGTTCATAGGTTTGGACGACCGCATTAAACACATTACTCACGCTCTTCAAGTGTTAAATACTTGAATATGAACCAAAGTAAAAAAAGTAGGTTAAGCAACAACCAACTGCAAACGTAGATCATTTGTTGGCCTCCCGATAAGCCCCAATGGCCGTCTTTAGGTCGCATTGCAGCTGCTGAATAATGTCATCCTGTTCGCACAGTTTGACGTAGCACTCGCCTGCAAAATCAACCAAGCTCTCGCGCTCCCAAATGTCAAACTTGGGCATTTGAATTTTGCTATTACGCCAATTACTTTGATTAGTCATTGACTTCCTTTTTAGACGGCGCGTCCAGTTCACGGCGGTAATACTTGGCAGGCATCTTGGCATTCTTGTCCAGTTGCTTGCGCAGCCATTCAGCGCCGCCAAGCTCTTGTAAGATCATCCAGTGTCTATCTGACATCCGGACTTGTCGGCCTAGTAGGGGTTCAGGTGGTTTTGGTCTTGGCATTTATCTGACTCTCCTAAGCGGCATGTCCATGACGCGCTCTGGCGGCGGGGGCGGCATATGCTCTGATGGTGGAGTCCATCCATGCTTGCGCCAAAGCGCTTGCACGTCTGATCCAGATTCCCATTTAAAATCTTTCATTGGCATAGATGGATAACTGATCTTTGAATGTGGTGGTTTTTCTAACATGATGTCTCCTTAAAAAGGGATGTGATCCCATTCCCAATGTTCGCACTGAACCGTGCCGGTGATCCACTCTAGCGGTGGCTTTGCTCCAAACTGCTTACAGATACCTGTCTCAAAGTTGTTGCACTGTTGGCAATTGACTTGGATAGTGTTGACTTGTTTGACTTGGCTGTCCAGATGCCTCTTGATGGCGTTAAGTTCTATCAAATTCATAATGTTTTACCTCGGTATATTTTCCATTTTTGCGGGTTGCAATACGTGCTGGTGATGCCAATTGCTTGCTTAATCCAAAGGCCACAAATGTATTGTTTGGCTGAATGCCATTAGGATTCCTTCTAGCCCACCATTGGTAAGCCTTTTCCTTGGCATAGCCATGGTGATCAAAGCAAACCCACTCACTGGCGGTGCGAAGCAAGCCAGAAAAGTAGTCAACCCTTAATGAGTCTGGCTTGCCTTCTTTTCTGTGGATGGCGTAATCAACTCTGGTCACATCATGCCAAATTAGTTCGCCAATTTCACTTGCACTCGACAAAAGCGCTGCCAGTGAAACTTTGGCATCCATTGGCGTGGCCTCTTCTTCCTCTCTGATTTGGCCTTGGCAATAGATGCATACAAGCGCAGCTGGTGCGTTGCGTTCACCACAGTCTGGGCAAATGCTGTAGGGCGCCTCTTGTGGGCCTGACCTCTTTTTAGCCCTGCCTTGGATGGTATCCACTGGCCCCAAGCGCTCAACTGTGTCGGTAAAGTCAAGCACCAAGCAGTCATCTTTGCCGTCTGCAATGCGAGTGCCTCGGCCCATGCCCTGCACATAAAGCACTGGCGACTTCGTTGGCCTGCACCAAATAATGCAGTCCACGTCTGGCACGTCAAAGCCAACTGAGAGCGCCAGCACGGTGACTAAGCAGTGAATCTGATGCCCCTTAAACTGGCGAATTAGGTCTTCGCGCTCTTGCTTTGGTGTCTCACCGCACACAACGGCGCTCACAATGCCAAGCGCGTTCAGCTTGTCAGACAGGCTTTCAGCGTTATCAACACTTGGTGTAAAGGCAATCCATTTCTTGCGCTCTGAGGCGATTCTGGTGGCTTCTATGGCCACTTTAGCAAGGTATTTCTCAACTTCACGGGATAGTTCGCCCACCTTGTAGTCGCCATTGGAGATGCCAACATGGCTTGCATCAATGCGAGTTTCAATGTGTTTAGTAGGCGGAACAAGTGGCGCAATGAACTTGGCATTAAGTAGTTCGCGCATAGACACTCGGCTGGCAATGCCGGTGAACAATGGCTCATCCCCATCGGTCAACCAAACTTGGTTTCCCCTGAAAGGCGTGGCCGTCATGCCAACAGTTCTGAACTCACACATCTGGCCAAGGTTTGACAAAAAGTTGCGGTACATCCCTGCATCGCCTGCCTTCTGGCTCACTAGGTGAGCCTCATCAATCACCACGGCCTTGATGTTGCCAAGTAAGTGCGCGGCCTTGTGGATGCTGCCAATGGTGGCCACAATCACATCGGCGTTGTACTTCTTTGTGCCCAGGCTTGCGCTGACGTAGCCCACGCTAATGGTGTGAGGCAATAAGGCTCTGAGTTTGGCCGCATTCTGCTCGGCCAGTTCCTTGGATGGAACTAGCACCACAGTGCGCGGGTGGAAAAGAGGCCATTGATCCCACATTTGGCGCACAATCTCAGCGCAGATCACCGACTTGCCTGCGGCGGTAGGCAGCACAAGCAAGGGGATGTCGTGATCCTCTTGGTGCTTAGTCCACCATGCAAACAGGTCTGTGACTGCGCGTGATTGGTATTCACGAAGGATCATTTTC